CGTCCTGATGTTGCATTAACGCGCCCGCTGGCATAGGTCATGCGGGATTTCAGCAAACTATCTTCTAACCTCTTTGTCGTGTATTGCGCCCAGCCGAAAACAAGGTCTGAAAGTAAATCCCCTGTGATGGTGGGCTGCTCTACTTCAGCCTTGCCCAGACGGGAAAGATATTGCCGTTGGAGTGCGGTTAGTTTGCCGTTCATATTACGCTTACCCCCCTGTTCTGCCTAATTCTGCGCTGAGTAGCTGTGATGTCTGCTTCGGTAACGTAAACCTTCATGTCAGTTTGGCCCGCAAACTGAGTGCCGCCACCGAGGGAAGATTGCGCCTGAAGCTGTGGGCGTTGAGTTCCTGCGAGGTTGATGCTGCCGCCTGCGTTACCGCCCTGCTGAGGATTGCCACCCTTCACAATTTTCACCGCCCGTGCCGATGCCGAGAGGATAGCTGCTGATATGGCTGCATACTTTGCAATCCCTGCCAAACCCCCGGTGGCCACGTTATCAGGTGATGGAGAACTTGTGGTATTCAGTGCTTTTGCAATAGCAACCCCCGTATCCGCTGCAATTTGCGCAAGGGCAATGGCTTTGCCTGCGACTGTCTGCTGGCCTATCAAGTCAATCAGGGCTGAAGATGCGGTCATGATATCTGAGTATGCCTGCTGTTTTGTTTTGGCTACCTCTGCATCAATTTCTTTCTGTTTTGCGGCTGCATCCTGATTGGCTTTTATGACCTTATCCAATTCAGCATTAACCATATCCGATGTCATCTTGAACAGCTTTTCCCGTTCATTGAATAGTGCTGTTTCGGTTTCAATGGTGCTTGCGCCTATATCTTTTTGAGCCTGAAGGTCATTCTCAAGTTTTGCAATTCTGTTTTCGCTAAGTGCAAAGGCCCTATCAAATTCATCCTGATTTGCCTTCATTATTTCGAGGTCACGGGCTGCATAGTAATTCTTGATTCCGTTCAATTCATCCTGCAATGCCTTGTCATGCAATGCTTTCATGCGTGCCTGAAATTCTTCCGCTTCCTTAATGCGCTTTTCGTTATCCTCCTTCTCCTTATCCATTGCCTCCTTGCGCTTGTCGGCTGCTTCCTTGTTGGCTTTGTCCTGAATATCCTTGATTCCCAGTTGATGTCCTGCCATCGTGTTACGCATTTCAAGCAAAGCCTTTTCCATTTCTTTGATATCTTCTTCGCTCTTCTTCTTGGTTTCTTTCGGGTCAAATGCCATCTCCGCTATGGAGTTAGTAGCTTCATCGAATCCTTTTAAAAGCCCTGTTTCATATCCGAGTTTTTCGGCTACGCTGTCAATGGTCTGCAACAGCAGCCGCATGGGTGCGCTGATGAAATTCAATATTCCAACAAGGATATTTTTGTTTCGTTCGGCCGCCGCGATTTGTGCCGTTGCCTGCGCCTTGCTGGTTTCAATGACCGCTTTCTGGTTATCGATGGCTACTTTAAGGGCGGCAATCTTCATTTTCAGTATATCCGTTTCGGACTTACCCTGCGCCTTCAGGATATTGTCCTGTGCATCCAATGCTTCCACATTATCCTGAGCCGCCTTCAGCTTTTGTTTCTGCTGATCCAGCAGCTTTTTATCCGTCTTCGAAACCCCGTCAATACTGAAATCCAACTTGTTGAATATGGCAATCAGCGCAGTAACAGCGGAAATTATCAGGCCGATTCCGAGTGCGTTGCGAAGCATCTTCGCTGCCCCTGCTGCTGTGGTGAATGCAGGCACAACGGAATCAAGTATTAATGTCTTAACGCCTCCGAGTTGGTTCTTGATGTCCTTCAGCCCTGCGATGCCCTGAGAGAAAGCCATTGCGCCCTGTACTTTCAACATGGCTTTCTGCAAGTCCTGCGATTCACCGCCCAGCAAAGCTGCTGCCCCTTGTGCCGCTGCGAATCCATTCGCCAGAGTGCCTGTGATGTTTGCAATAGCTTGGAACTTGTCAGGGTGAAGTGAATTGATGGTCTGATTCACATCATCCATCCTATCTTTTAACTCAGCTACCCGCTTAGCCGCTGCCAGCGTCCGAGCATCAGTTTCCCCAAATGCAGCCGCTAAACGTAACGCTTCTTGCTGTGCCTCCCGTATCTGGGCCTTGAAGGATTTTACGCTGCTATCGCCTTTGACTGAGGCTTGTACCTCAACTGGTTGTACTATTTTTTTCGCCATTATACTTCTTTAATCAAGGTTATGTCCCACTCCGCTCCTGTCCATTCAAGGGCAGGGCGGTACTTATCGCCCGTGGTAGGCGTTCCTATGTCTATGTGTGTCCTATCGTCAATCGCCTTTATCACTCCTGACATGGTAGGGTTGTTGAGGGTGTTGTCAGCCGCTACACCAACCGTGCTAAATTCGCGCTGGGGTTTGTCAAATCCGTTGCGAAGGTCGGGCCAGCGGTCGTTGTTGTCATCCTTTGTGTCGTACCCGCCCCCTGTCTTTCCGGTGCTGGGAGTGAACGCTGCCGCTTCTTTGATTTTCAAGAACTCACATTGCACCACTTCCGCGCTGCCTACCGGATAGTCGCTGATTTTGTTCAGCCGGAAATATTGCCCATCGAAAAAGTAAAGGTCGCGGAACTGCCACTTGATAAAACTGCCGGGAGTGATGTACACCCGTGCCTTCACCAGCTTGCTGTTGCGGTCTGTGATTTCGTTTATGTACTTCCGCCAGTTCCTGTTGTACAGGTTGTTGTTGGTGTAAGTGATGCCAGCAGGCAGGTTCACGAAAGCAGGCATCCCGAAGTTCAAATCCTTAGTCGGGGTGAATGGATTATCCAGATGCCCTGCGTGAGGATAGCCGCCTGTAATTAGTTCTGGGGAAATCATATTGCGGTTGTCAGTAATTACAAGGCATAGCCGCCAAGTAGCGGTTGTTATCTTCCCAGACCAGTACAGCATTCGCACATCCCCGTTTGATTTATCCGCGCTGCCCATTGAAGCAATTACTAATTTCCCGCCTGCGTAGATGTACGGAGTTGAGGCAATAGCCGTGTCCACCTTCTTTTCCTGCTGCACGAACTCGTTATCTATGATGATTCTGGATTCCCCGTATATTCTGCCCGTTGCTTTCTGATATTCGTCCGAATCAGTGTCTTTCCCCTGAGCCATTGTGAACACATAAGGGTTGCCCTCCAGTTCGCCCATCGGAATAATCTCCAGCGGCTGGTCGCGGTCAATGAGCGCAGTAAGGTCGTGCGTTATGGTATTGCGGTAGAAGGTATCGCGTTGCGCGATGTATAGTTGCCCCAGATATTCAGTCGGTTCAATGTAGAGGTTATCAAGTTTTATCAGGTCGCTGATGAATTTTTCTTGGGTGAGTTCTGATTTTGAGAAAGCCGAATTGAAGTCGACAAGCATATTAGGTCCAGTCATAGATTGCAGTCCCTCTATTTCTACGATGCTGTTAGGCTTAATCGTTACCGTGTAAGGCGAAGTTATTGCTGTTGTGGGTACTACTCCTGAACTGTCATAAACAGCATCCAATCTTAACTCTATATCATCATTTTCTATACCGCTTCCAATGTAATTGTAAAATTCACCTGAGAAATCTATTCCAGACGGGGAAAAATTATTCGCCTCATGCAAGGTAAATGCAGCACGATATTTCCCGGCTAAGAACACATGAAAGGAAACGCTTACATTGGTGACGCTCGTTAACGTGTCCAGCCCTGTTACATTAACAAAAATGGTGTGTTTAGTAGTCATTTCTACTCCAGTATATGGCAAAGAGTAACGGCCGGAAGCAGTATCGAAATTCCCCCCGTTATCGTAATATCCAGAAGAAGAATCATCATTAAAAATTACTGGCTGCCCTGCTGTTACCGTTTGATTAGTGCTGCGCCTTGCCCTTGCCGCCATAGTGGTTAAAGTTGCCTCGGATATTTCAGCAGGCTTCGGGAATGGGACTACCCGGCTTTTAAATTCATCAGTGTTGAAGAATGAATCCGCTGTATACGTGTAGCCTGCCTCACTGAAGATTTCATCCACTATCCGCTTCGCAAATATGCAAGGGGTCAAATCCATAACACCCCATGCATCATAAGGCTTATCTGCCCTGCCCCGGTCAATCATTGCGTACACATAACCACCTGATGCAGCCGTATTGCTCCAACTGTTCTTCACGTTGGTTTTGTTCAGGGTGTGGTTCATTACCGAAAGGTTAAGTTCGCTCATCCGCTTGTTGCGAATCTTTGCGAAGAAGTCAGCCGATACTCCGTGAAAGGATATTTCGTATTGAATTTCCCCACGCCTGACCACGCTGATGTTTAGCATCCTGATGAACCCACGAACTATTTCCGTTTCGGAAACAGTTACCCATGCTGCTGCTTTCTTGTTTGGGTTGAAGTCTGGCCCAAACTGACTGCCGCTGTTCAACTGTTCCTGATTGATGTCGAAGATGTGTCCGAATAGCTTGTTATTATCGGACGTGCCGGGTATGCGGAATGTCTTGCTCCAATCGGATGACCGCTTTTCTGGCTCTCGCACATCGGCTATTTCCCGGGTAATTAGCAGCGGTTCATTATGCATCAGGTCAACTTGCCGACCTTCGATAAACAGCCGCATCATAGGCGTTGCCTCCTGTCTGTTAGTGCGCGGGTGATTGTGATGCTGTACTGAACCAACCCGTCCAGATTAAACTTGCGCTCAAAGTCAGCACCTTGCAGGGTTACTTTTTCAAGTGCGCTGAATGACCCCATGAACACCACCGGGCTGAATTGCAACTGCTCTATGAACTCCGCTTCCGTATCACTGAGCCAGTCCGTATTTAGCACCCATTGCTCGGTTAGCTTGGTGGCGTAGTGCTGAACCCCTCCGCGCCTGTTGGAATAGCTGTAAGCACCGGTGCTGTATCTGAATGAATCCTGATTGAATGACTGCCGCTCCCCTTGCAATGACCTGACCGTCCGTTTCCTGAAGGTGTATGAATCGAACCCGCCCAGAGTGTTGAGGAAGTGAAGTGTGACTGGATCGTACTTGGAACATTCCTCCCATAAGTTAAACCGCATTGCCTCTGATGCCTTACCTGCATAGCCGCTCGGATAGGTCTGTACTGTATAGTAGGAAGGGTTTACAGTAAACCCAATCGCTGTAAACGTGCAATCAATAGCCAGCAGGCGGGAACGGTAGTCGGAGTAGGTGTGCGACTTAGTAACGGTTTCCAGTAGTGAGCCAGCGGCTGAATAAGCCTTGAACTCCACGACCTTGTTTGCCGTGTCCGTTCCATATAGCGCAGTTAGGCTGTGTTGCTCGGTGGCCTGCACACTGCGCGGCCTGATGTCGGTCAGGAACTTTGCCCCAGCCGTACCTCCAGAAGCGGTCAGGTAGTCAGCAGGTGCGAAGGTGTTAAATTCTGCGATTGGCACGCAAGCATCCCAACTGAACTTGTATGCGCTGTTCACTACCCCGGTAGCTTCAGTTACTACCCCGCTGCCGTACTCGTACCCGAACTTTGCCCTCCATTGGGTGATTCTCGGCTGCTTGGTGATGGCTACGGAAGAAGGCGGTTCAAAGTCATTGCCTACATACGAGGCAAGTATTTCCGTCACATCGAAAACAGCCTCATTTTGGCTGCTGCCATAGCGGATAGGTGCTTTGAGTTTAGCCTGCACCGTGCCGTCTACTTCCACCTCGCACACATAGCGGAAATTGCTTTGCGCTGTGATGGCGTTGTTTGTTTCCCGGACAACAAAGGTCAGCGGGTTAAACGCCGGGGAATATTCGCCCGGCTGCTGCTCGATTGAGTAAGCCATACTCTAAATGGAGGAAGGCGGGAATTGTCTTAACGCAGAAAGGGCCGGATTACTCCAGCCCCTCTGACCATGAAAGAACAACACCCCTCCACTCAAAAGGGTGTTGCTCGCTTATTGGTCTAAGTCATACACCTAACCTCTGCTTGCAGCAACTACGCAGCCGCAAGCTCGCAGTTAGCGGTCAGTGCTACTTGAATGCTTCGATTGAAATTCCTTTTTCAAAACTGTTTTTCCATAGAATGCTTTGAACGGTTTGCCATCCTCGTACATCTGTTGATGTTCTTTGCACATCTGTTTTCCTTTACCTAAGTTCTTTTTGTAGCATCCATCAGCTGCACAATCATTTACAAATACTGTTTTCGTTTTCATTTTCGTTTGACTTTAACGCAATCGTTAATAAATAGGGGTTTTTACCATTTTCATTTTCACGCAAACATTCTTCGTTCAAATCGTTGAAGAATGCCTCCATATTTGGGTGCTTTAAATCAATAGCTGCTGATTCTTCACCAAAGTGCTTTCTAAATAATTCTGTGCTTGACATTTTCGTTTCAATTACCGCACCAGCCTATAACAGCGGTTTTGCGCCACCGCTGGACAGTTGATGCGCTGTTATTAAGTTTATCTAAAGCGGCAGCGCAAAGCCGCAAAACGTTATTGGTCTTCATCGTTTAGGTGGTACATACCGTGCTTTTCAATCTCCCATTCATCCGCTTCCCACAACAGAACCAAGTCGAGCGGGTTCATCTGCACGGGGGATTCACCATCGGCAAACTCAACGGCTACCATGTTGGTCTTTTCGTTCACCTTGACCACCGTTCCAGTCAGCCCCAGCATATCGCGGACAATGCAGCCTTCGTGCAGTTGATTGATATCAGTTACTTGCTTGCTCATATCCCCTTGATTGCAATTATTTCCGAGCCTGCTGTATAAGTCGGCAGTTCAATTTCTTCCCCGTCAGCGGTCGCAGATTGCATCCCGAACTTCTGCGATGCCTGATAAGCAGCCTTCGCCCGTTCTTCAATAGCGGTAAGGTTCGCCTTCGCTTCAGTCCATGCGCGGATGCCTTTGTAATCCCAGCGTCCTGCGGATGACTTCTTTTCGATGGTTGCCCCGAAGTAGCTGAAGGATTTTTCATGCCATTGCATTGAATGCTCAATGGCGTATGGTTTTGATTCATCCTTGAGTTCGCTGATGGCTTTCTCCAGCCTGTTCAGAGTGATGTAAAAGGCCAGTGCATCCACTGCACCTGAACGCCATGCCTCGGCTAATTCATCAATCTTATGGATGATTGGAATGCCGTAGGCGAAATCTGTGAGTTGTTCTTCGTGTTGGTTCATGGCTTTAAATTTCAGTGTATTCAACTTTAGGAGCAAAGATTTTATACCCTTTGGATTTTAGCAAAGTGATAGCTTCTTCAATTTCATTGTTTGGGCGAGCATTGTAAATTTCATGCCTGCGCTGAAGCACTAACTTTGCATCCTCATACGGGTCTGAGCAGGTTATTTTGTGCGTGCCATCCGCGTAAGGGATTGCAATACTTTCTTCCCATGCTCTGATGCCTTGTCCAATTCCTTTGCCATCGTAATGCGACCTAAACTCTTCCAATGCCTTACGAAGGTCAATGTACTTGTTTGCGTGTTTCTTGATGAACTCCGCATAGCGTGCTACGCTTGTCTGTTTTTGAATATGTGTTGCATTCATAGTGGGGCAAAGATAATATGTTTGATATTATCTTGCAACAAGAATTTCACTCAGGGCAGCAATCCTGTCCAGATTCACCCGGTGCAAATCGCCTTCTTCATTTAGGTACGCAGCATTGGCAGCCCCATTCAACTTGCCATGATACGCCTTATACAGCGCATCCATCCAGCCCTTATGTCCGTATGCGGTAGTCACGCCCTTAGAAGGATGTTCTTTGTACGGCCCGAAATCCGATGCAATGACGGGCAGCGAATAGCAGCCAGCCTCTTTTACCTTCAGGTCGCTCTTGCAGTTGTTGAAGGTGGATGAAACAAGCGGGGCAATCACTACATCCATCCCGGCATAATACCCTCCGTACTGCGTAGGGTGAACCCCCGGGCGCAGCTTCAGCCAGTCAGCGTGACCAGTTGGTGAGAATGCATTGCCTACCTCAATCCATTCCCTATCGGCAGGGTCATAACCGCAAATATTCAACTCGCTTCCTGTTGCCTCGCAGAACTCACGCACGGGTGCAGCTACTTGGAGCAGGTCGTAACGATGTGACCGGCTGCCGATGAATCCTACCCGGAACTTATCACCCGGTCGTTTCTCCTGATTCCATTGGAGTTCGGTCAGGTTCAGCGCGTTGGGTATCGTGTAGCAGTTGCGGTTCACTTTGAACGCAAACTCCCTTAAACGGTCATTCTCACATATCACCGCGTCTGCATGATACATAGCTGCCTGCACTTTTGCCGATAGCCCCCTTGCCTTCCATTCATGCACGGCAGGATTGTAACGGGACAGCATCCAGTAGTCGTCAATGTCCACGACAAAGGGGATGCCTGCATTGTTCAGGATGGAAATAATCTGTTCCTGAGGTTCGGTTAGTGTGCCGTTCCATATTACAAGGTCGTAGTTCAGCGGGGGCAGAGGGCGGTAGTTGCCTTGCTCATCGCGCGGTGTCCAGATGTCAACTTCCGCGAACCCCCGCGTTTGCAGGTCGTGCAGTGGGGCGTACAGGCGGTGGTAACTTACCCCGCTCATCCCGTTCATTATTCCGAGTATCTTCATGTTCTATCAGCCAATTAAGGTAAACATTCGCCTTGCGTAAATCTTCTACGCCACCTTTCTTTTCATACCTCCACAGGTACTTCTGCACGTTGCCTTTGAGATAACCTGCGAAGGCTTCTGCCGTCATGCTTTCGCGGATAGCGTCTATGCACTGAATCGCGCCCTTGTAGTGGTCTGGGTCGTGTGCGCTCATTCCAACTTGGATTTAAAGTGTTCGGTTATCTTGTGCATTTCCCGCTCGTAGTATGTGGCAAAGTCATCCGTATCGCCTTGCTGCTCAAACAACCTATACAACACACCGCGTAACCTTTGAGCGGGTGTCTTCGCCTGAAGTTCAATATCCGCTTTCAGGTCTGCAATCAGGTTCGTTTCCTCTTTGCTGAATGGATCGGGTTTGACGGCCAGAAAACAAACGCTCTGATTCATGGTCATCAACTGCCCCATCTTATCGGGTGAAAGTTCCTGAGTGCCGAATGATAGGGACAGCGTTCTATCCTTGCGGGTGCGAACGCCTTCAAGTTGAGCGGCAAGAAGAATCATCTGTTCAGGTTCATGGTTACTATCACCTCGCCTTCATGCTAGATTATCTGCTTATCCTTCCAGCCCTCGTTGCACTTCAGGTCAAAGATTAATCCGGTGGTGTTGCCTTCGCCATTCAGCAGGGCAATCTTCTTCCGGGCCGTGATATCAGCCTTGATGCTTTTTATTGTTTCGGAAAAACCGACATACTGCTCATACTCCCAAAGGCTTGTTACCATCATGCCGCAATGGTGGGCGAACCCTTCCACGGTCGGCACGATTGGTTTAGGCACATCCGTAAGGCTGCCCTTGTTGTTCAGCGTTGGCACGGTGTGAGCCGCGCACTTTGCGATGTATTCGCGATATAGGTCTGCCATCTTTTCGGCTGATTCAATCTTCAGCGGACGGCCTTTGTTTTTCTCGGTTGTCATGTACTAATTCTCTTAAGTATTCCTTCGGTAATTTCGTGCCAAAATCTGCTTCGTGATGGCAAGCTCTGCACATTGCGATAAGGTTATCCGCCGTGTCCCGCGTTTTACTGCCACCCATCCCCCTCGGTTGTATGTGATGGATATCCTGTGCCTGCGCCCCGCACACCTCACACGGAATGAAATCGGTTGTGGTGTATCCTCTGTCATTTAAATAAATCCTCAAATACGCTTTCATCAGCCGCGTGTCGTTTGATAATCACCTCGATACTAAACTCCCCGTTGTTATGTTCTTCGGGACGGTCAGCATTGGTGGCGGTGTCAATGACGGTCATCTTGTAATCAACTATCCCAGCCTGATGCAAAATTCCCTCCATGCTGAACGTATGGGGTGGGTCACATCCTTTGGGCAGGTAAAAATAGCGGTGGTCAAGATTCCATCGGGAGGGTAGAGTGCGCTTGCGCTCATATAAGTCGCGGTGAGGAACGCTGATAATAACGTGGCCGCCTACCTTGCATATCCTGTACCAGTGGCGAATTGCCGTAACCGGGTCATCGAGGTGTTCCAGAACGTGCGAGGCATAGACATAATCAAAAGATTCATCCGCGTATATGTCCATCGTGGTCGCATCGCAGATATCCTTATCATGGTGAACGCAATTCGTCAGGCTGATGGTGTCTGCTCCATCATGGGTGTCAATGCGCCCGCATCCGATGTCAATGCCTTGGCCTTGGATGTACTTTTTGTAAAATCCCTGCTTCACTCTCCGGGCGTGCGCCTTTCTTGTTTCTGCCATCAGGACGGGTTTATGAAAGGTTCGGTTTCAATTATCTTCGGCATTGATTGCAGCAACTTATTCACGTGGTACTTCATGTTTTCACGGTTGTACACGACTCCCCAATTTTGCCCCGTGCTTACCACATTCGGGCAGTATGGGGAAAGTTCCAGCACCCTTTTAAAGTCGAAGATTTCAGCCAGCGCGAAAGGTGAGGACTGGTTGCCGAAGTGCCTGCGACCGCCCTTTATGACTAACATCATGTGCAGATAGTCATCCACTGGAAAGTGCTGCAAGTCAGGTATCAACTCCTGAGCCTTTTCAAATTCCTGCTCAACTCCGAGGAAATAAATTGGGAATGTCCACTTGTTCAATTCCTCGTACATGGTCGCATTACCTGCCGCGTTGTTCCTATACCGCTCCGAAAGGTTCAGAGTGATGTACGGACCTCGCGGAAGCTGGTAGCCTTCAGCCATTTCCTGCACGGTGTGGTATATCCAAGGGGCAGGCGGGGTTAACTCAGGATAAACCGCCATAATCCACCTGCGAATATCATAAGCGGATAAGTTGATGCGTTGCTCCCTGAAGAGGTCGAGGTCGTAATCCACTTCTTCCCCGTTCCATATCTCACATTTGATTCCGAGGAACTCTACCAATGGTTTCAACATATCACACATCCGCTCATTCAGCATAACCGCTCCCCCCGGATGGGTCAGCCCCGCTGCGTATTGTGCCGGGCGGTTAGGGTTAAGGTATAGCGTTGCGCCTCGGTGGCTCTGAATTGTGGGCAACATATAGATGATGTCCCCTGCGTTTCCGCTGTGTTTGAAGGTTGTCATGCGTTGTATAGATTTTCTAATTGCCTCATTGCATCCACCCTGCACGATGGGCAGGATGTTAAGTGCCTGCCAAGCAGCACCCATGCCATCCGGTCAATGATTGCGTTTTCTTCGCCGTCAAAAGTCCAGACAAGGTTTCTCTTATATCCCTGCCACCTTGGCAGCAGCTTTGCGAATTGCTCTTTTTGGTCAGGGTTCATACGATGAAATGCGGTGGTTCGTTCCGTTTCCTTGTAGCTGCCCTAAATTGTGTGATGGCTTCAAGGTAATTCGATGAGCAGTTCTGAAAATAATCCCCTCCAAGCGTCCAGTGTATGTCGAAAGGTGTTCTGGTTTCGGTTCGGTGATAACGGGCGATGGTGATTCCATCTGCAATGTCTTTCCCCCAAAACGCGCATACGCTGCCTTCAGTGTGTTCGTGCCTGTACATCAGTATAACACTTTGTTTATGAGTTGGGCAAAGATTGGAGCAAGCCCTGCGAATACCAAGTTACCGCCCATAAGTGCAATCACTATGAGCGCAATCCAGAACGACAGGCAAACAGCGCAGCGGAATACTTTGTACCCGCCAAACGGGCCTAAAGTGTCCATCTGATTATTTAGCGCGAAGGGTACGGATGCCCCGGCTATGCTGATTAGTGCGAGGAATATTTCAGGTGTCATGCTGTTGCAAAGTTAATACAAAAGATAATTAGAATAGGCACTTTCAAACTTGCATCCGATGATTCCGGTGCGCCCGTTCCTGTTCTTTGCGATGATTGTTTCAGCATCCTCAACTAT